GTCTAGTGTTTGCGGCACATAGAACTCAGCGCCGGTCGTAAAGATCTGCAAGTGACGACCAGAAAAGATATCAACAATTGCATTAAATGTGCCGGTGTCTAATGTTGCCTCAACCGCCGCATCATCAAGAGCCTCGCCAGGGTCAAAGTTAAAGAAGGTCGCAACCCTCGATCCAAAGATAGTTGATGGCCGTTGTTTAGTTCCACCAAAATACAACCGGCCTTCGTGGAATGTTACGCTGCGTGGGTATCCCCGGCTAGACGACCACACCTCTTCATAGCCACTTTCAAACTCCCAGTCAGCGTCATCAATGTTACTGGTGTCAAACAAAGGCACCTCAGCAAAACATTCTAGCTTGGCCGCTGATACCCTACGCACAATCCGCAATCGACCAAATGGCGTCACGTTTATATATTGCCCAATGTAGCTGGCGGCAGCACTGGTAAATATATTAGCGTCTGATCCGCTGTGCTTTGCTGTTAGTGTCAGGTTGCCAGATGCAGCAGACGGCTCTAGGTGGTCATGTGCCACACCAGTGTTATATGCGGTTCCGGCAGTTACACTTAAAGTAAAAGCATACTTAGGCACAAAATCAAATGTGATTGTGCTGGCTGTCCAGTTTGTGTCGCCTGCGCCACGCACAATCTTTGTCGGCGGCAGGTCTGGATGCACTACAATAACGGTGTCGGCAGACTGCACCCAATTCATCTCCGGCAAAATAGAGCTAGTCAAACTAGCCACAGCTAAAAAATCATCGCCGCTGCCGTTGATGTTTTTGATTAACGCACCGTCTTTGAAAACGTACATCTTACTGGGTGTGAAAACCAACATATAGCTGTCGCTGACACTAAACTCAAACGACACCATTCGCACAGCGTTAGCCGCGCCGCTATCTAATTCTTCAACAAACTTAGTGCCATCACGCCGCTTGGCACCGCCCTGCGGCTGGATGCTTACATTACGCGCTGTTGATAGGCCAGACTTATACTGACTGATGTCAGTACGCGACCGCAGCTTTGGATCTAGCTCGCCAGCGGTAAAATCATTCTGGATCTGGATGATGCGGCTCATGCTAGAACCTTATATCTGAAATCGGGAACTCTTGTATTTGCTGTGCCGGGCGGTCAGCGCCGTCAATGTTAATAGACACACGCACCAAACCACCGCGCATATTTTCAGACGGTGACCCATAAGCCTTTGCGTGATAATAATCAGCCTTGGCTATCTGGTCGGTAACCGGCTCGGCAAACTCAGCGGCCAACGCCATCTTTAACAGACGCACAAAATACGGCGGGAATATTGCTGGCTCTGGCCGGAACTGGTAGTCAATCCAAACTGTTTCGTAATTAGTGTAAAGGCCAAGATTATAAAGCTCAAAATCGCGAACCGTATTTGAACCAACAGAGCTTGTGTTAAACACAGCCTTTGGGTTGCCCAGTATATCGCCGGGCAGCGCGTAGGCGTATTTCCATTCATTGATTGGGGTGCTGGCAAGCTGCGCTAACTGCACTTTCTGCACAGACCAAGAATACGCATATTGCATTAACAGAGTATCGCGAACATCGTCATAGAGGCGATCAGCGACCTGCGCTTCATCGGTGCCGGTTGCAAATGATGATAAAGGCGCTGCGCCCAACATAATCAAAGCATCAGAACAGATTGATAGTTTGGTATCACCAGCCGCCATTGCGCTACTCCAGAATAGGGAAAGGGGGCCGGTTGCCCGGCCCCACTTAAATTAGTCTGCGTCACCCATTGCGATGGCGGTGCCATCGGTAACGTCAACAACACCAGCCGAATTTGATGCAACCATAACAATTGACATTGTTGGGGTCGCGCTGTCGTGAACAAAGATGATGTCGCCAACTGCCACTGTGTCTGACAGTGTGTTGAAATAACCTTCGGTGTTCACAGCATCAATCGCGTCTGCTGATGTGTAGGTGTACATTGATGGTGCGTTGCCAGATTTAGCTGCACCGATCACGTTCCAACCTGCTGAAGAGAAAGCCATTACTAATCTCCTTTCTATTCAGTCGCTGAGATTTTGACAATACCATCGTCATCAATGGCAACCGCACCAGCGGAGAACATTGAAGAAACGAGGAATGACGTTTTCTCAGGAACGTAGTTGATTTCAGACTTTTGGTTCATGCCAATGCCCATACCGATTGCATCGCGATGGAACGCAAAGCAAGTGCGGGTTGATGGGATAGGCAGGCCACCTTCATCACGATCACCTAATGTGATAAATTTAAAGCCGAGGAAAGTGTCGATCTCGCCTGTTGAGAGAGCCTTCACAGTAGCAAAATCGCTGCTGGTGAGTTCTGTCTCATCAAGCAATGCTGACAAGCCGTTTGCGTGAATAATCATGCAGCGACCTTCTGCTGGCACGTTCTTCACATCCAGAGCCTTTTTAGCTGCAAGCAGCTTTGCAAGGTTCATGTTTGTGCCAGAACCACCAACAGTTGTTGCAACGGTTGACGGTGAGGAAGCTGCATTGAGCGCGTCAATAACAAGCTGATCCATACGGCGACCGATAGCTGCGCCAACTACTTGCACCAATTCCCGGCGCTCGTCAAAGTTGACTTTTTGCTGGTTAAAAATGTCTGAATACTCAGCAGCAATGAAATCTGACATTGTTGCTGTGACTTGTGAGTAAGTCACGTTCAGAGGTGTAACGTCAGTTTGCGGTACGCGAACTGTTGCGGTTCCTTTCCCGATCTTCGGGAACTTCACCTGATTGCCTTCGACACTTGTTCTTTCGCGAGTAACGCCAGCCAAAGCACGAGATGCTTGATATGCCTGCTTCACTTCCGCATCGAACAACTGCACAAAAGCGTTGGAAATGCCTACAGCCATTTTCCTATTCCTTTGTCAAAGTTAAAACACGATTAGCGCCTAGCAGGTATCCTTTCGGGCTGCGGCTTGGGCATACACGCTACGCCCCCAAGCGTTTGCGACAGGTCGAAAGACGATTGTCTGTCAATAGGGATTATATGTAAAAAAGAGAGAACTGTAAACAGTTCCCTCTTGACCTTTATGTTGGCGAGTATTCGTCACTGCCAAAAGCCTGCTCAAACATTTTCTCAACCTTTATTCTGTAGCTTGGATCTGTTTGATATTCTGGCTTTCCGACCATTGCCATCAACTCTTCTTTTGATGGCGCACCGGCCATAGGCGCAACGTCTACCGGGATAGCCTTGTCGCCGTAATAGCTGCGAACCTTTTGCAAAGCTCTCATGCCCTCGGCTGTACCACCCATAATCTTGAACTCTTCAAAGTCAGTCTCAGACCAAACGCCCTTGCGAACTAGGCTTGATGCCCAGTCAGACATTGACTTAATTATTGCGTCAGCATTGTTGCCCAGTTTTTCATATTCTTCTTTATATGAAATCTCGGCTTCTTGTGCCTCATCACCGGCCATAGAAATAAACTTACCAGCAAGCTCTTCAAACGCCGACTGGCTGATGCCGTTTTCTTTAGCCCAGTCTCTGTATACTGTGTAAAGCTCGTCATCCTCTGGAATGCCAGCCTCGGCAAATACGGCTTCATCGTATTCCTCTGGGGCTTTGTGCTTTCCTTGGCTAAACTTTTTCTGCAACTCAGAATAAGCCTTTGCCAAATCTTCGCCGGTATTAAACTTCTCGGGCAACCACTCAGGCTTTCCTTCTTCGGTTGCCGCCTCTGACGCTACTGCGTCACTAGATACAGTCTCGCCGTCAGGCTTAACGTGTGAGATTGCTTCTTCTGCTTGCTGCTGGTTATCGTCACTCTCAATTTGAGCATCGGCCAGCAGACCATCAGTTTCGTTCATAGTGATCTCGCTCTTTTCATGCGCCGCTCAATTTCCCTGACCAGACTGTTCTGGCCTTCGCGAGCATAGCCGTGGCTGGCTTCTTCGCCGGGATACCACGTTGGCTGCTCTATCGTCAGTGCGCGTAGATGAGTGAGCAGCTTTGCCCCATCGTCACTGGCGAATACGCGCAAATAAAGACGATCAATGTCGTCCTTATCTACCTGCTGTTTTTCTGCAATCTTTGGATCTACAGAACGTAGACCATCCCAACCTTCTGGGTTCATTCTTATGCCCCTTCTGGCGGTGCCTCACCTTGTGGCATTTCACCGGCCTCTGCTTGCGCCGCCATTTGGGCGGCTTCCATTGCTTGCTGCATCATCATCTCGCGCTCTTCTGGAGACGTGCGCAACTCAGCCGGGATGCCCAGCTTATCAGCAACATAATCTGCAATGCTGCCTGTCTTTACAGCCATTTGGCCTTCTGGGCCAAGGGCTGACGACATTTGCACCCACTGCATAATTTTTTCAATGTCACCCATATTTTGCGCTTGTGCAATCGGGCTTACCGGCGTGACCTTGACCTCAAGGCCATTGACGCGCAGCGGCATCTCAATCAAACCGCGCTCATCCATTACATATAAGATCCGCGCAATCATTGGCACCATAGTTTCGGTAATCAAACGACCGAAAGCGGAGCCAAGGTTCTGCGCCAGTTCTTTCATGCGTTCTGCAATCTCTGTCGCAGACCTTGCGCTCATATTGTCAGGCGGCAATGTGTCATCGAGCAGGATCTTCTTGACGTTCATACGCAGGTCATTGATGACAATCTGCGACACGTTAAAGTCGCCGGATCGTGGCATCTGACGCAGGCTCTCACCCTGTGGGCCACCATTACGCGCCACCGGGATAATCGCACCCGGCGCAATGCGGATTGCCTGCGGGTTTAAAACACCGTCATCAGCGGCAGTGTAAACACCGGCAATCGACAAGCTGGCATTTTTAAGCAATAACTCTAGCGTTTTGTTTAGCGTCTTAATGTCTGGGATTGCAGTAACCAACGGCCCGCGACCATAGACCTCACCAGCTACTTTCATATAACGCGCCACGATCCAAGGGCTGGATTTCATGTAACGCTTCAATAGCTCGGCTTTGCCTTCCGGCCAAATGACGTGATAGCAAAACTCACCCATCTCAGGCTCATACAGTGTCGCCTCGATAAGCTCGATTTCTTCGGTTGGCTTTTCGTCAATCATGCGCTGCATACGCTCTGGGATCTCGGCATCTTGCCAATGCTGGCTAATGGCTTCGCCCTTCATACGCATACGCCGGTAAACATTATCGACCTTGCCGTGTGCGCCCTCTTCAATGGCAACCAAATACTGCGGCACGGCAGTAAAGCGGATTGGGTTTAGTTCATCGCCGGGTTGGATCAGCATACAAGCCGTGCCAACTGCCAGATCTAGCAAGAACTCGCCCATAGCCAAATCAAAGTTAGATTGACGCAGCACACTAAACATTGTGTCGCTGTACATATCCAACGCCATTTGCGCTTCGATGCGCCGCTCTTCTGGGATTTCTACCCCCGGCTCTAAGCGGCACCACGGTGCATAAGGTGGGAATAACCCCGATTGAATGCGGTTGGCAAATCGCTGTGTTGCATTGATAGCTGTGCTATCGAACACGCGAACCATTTTGTTTTGCCCCGGAGAGCCACCGCCCTCGTAATAGCCATCATACAGATTGCGCTGTGGCAAGCCGAACTCATAACAATCTTCGTAAATCTGCCGCCAATTGTCTTTGCGGCGCTGCGCAATATCGTGACGTTTTAGGATTTCCTCAACACTACGCATTTTTCTTGTGCCTCTTCGCAAAGTTTCTGGCAGCTTGCTTTGACCTAAAGCCCCACGCACTCAACGCCTCTTTTAATCTGGTTGGCGATCCATCTGGTTTTGTCTCAGGGCCAGCCATACCGCCGAACCTGCCAGCAAAAGAAATACGGCGCGGCCCAGTGCCGGTTTTGACTGGACGTTTTAGGTTGCCGCCATCTTTAGCC